CTCCTCCGACAGTAGCTCCTCCGACAGTAGCTCCTCCGACAGTGGCTCCTCCGGTGATGCCGCCGCCTATGCCTAAAAGGTCAGACTACGGCGAAGAAGAAGGCATGGATTACAGAAATGATTTGAATGATTATAGGTCTGTAATGCAGCCTCCACAGGTAGCTCCGCCACCACCTATGCCTCCACAGGTAGCTCCGCCACCACCTATGCCTCCGCAGCCACTTCCAGAGCTTGGACCAAGACCTAAAAGGTCTGACTATGGGAGCGAAGATCGTTACGATTATCAATATGATCTTAGAGAATGGAATGAGGCAAAAAAAGCAAGAGGTTATCAGGATGGGGGTGGTGTTCAGCACTTTCAGGACGGAACAGAAGTTAGGAGTCAGGGTTCGTTAACTGCGGAACAGCGGGAGACGCTAAAGCAGTTTTTCGTAGAGCCTTCTACCGCTCCTGCAGAAGAGCCCGGTTTTATAGCTGAAGAGGGCTTCTTTAACCTTCAAAATCGGCCCGGTTTTGACATGAGGGACCTTACGGATATTGTTTATAATCCGTCCAGTAAACTGGATAATGCGTTACTGCCGTTACTGTTTTTCCCTCCAGCAGCAGCCGCTGCTAAGTTAGCGCAGCTAGGGTATAAAGGGTATAAAGCGGTTCGGGCTATGGAGCGATTAGGCGACCTTCAAAGAAAAATTCCGGTCGCGGCTTTAGGTAATCCTCGGAACACAAGAGGTATTACCACTCCTTTGGGGGGCCCTACTTCCGGAAGAAGAACTTATATGCAGGCAAATTTAGCAACGGAACTTCCTGAAATGATTCACGGTCGTTATCTCCTAGACCGAAACCAAGATCCTAAAGAGCCAGAGGATTTTTTAACACAACCTAGTGGCGGACGCTGATATGGCAGAAAAAAACCCACCTGTTTCCCTGATCGAACGAGAAGGCACCGGTCTTGATCCTGAAGAAATGATCGCGGTTGAGGCGGAAGCCCTTGATAGTGGCATGGATTTACCGGTAGAGGAACAATCACAAGAAGCTCTTCCGGTGGATGAGATTGAAATTATAGAAGAGGAAGACGGCGGAGTTACGTTGGATTTCGACCCCGGAGCCGAGGCCCGCGAATCAGGGGGCTTTTATGACAATCTGGCTGAGAGCATGGAAGAGCGTGAGCTTGGTTCCCTTGCCAGTAATCTGATGTCTGAGTACGACTCAAACAAAGCCTCGCGCTCGGAATGGGAAGAAGCCTACTCCAAGGGCCTTGAACTACTTGGGTTTAATTATCAGGATCGCACGCAGCCGTTTCGTGGAGCGACAGGCGTTACGCATCCGATTCTTGCTGAAGCGGCGGTACAGTTTCAGGCTCAGGCATTTAATGAGTTATTGCCGCCGGACGGTCCTGTTAGAACAGTAGTTTTAGGCGCACCTACTCACGAAAAAGAACAGCAGTCTCAGCGGGTTCGAGAGTTTATGAACTATTACATTATGAATGTAATGGAGGAGTACACGCCCGAGTTTGACCAGATGCTGTTTCATTTACCGTTAGCCGGGTCTACCTTTAAGAAGGTTTATTTTGACGAAGGCTTGGACAGAGCAGTTTCCAAGTTTGTCCCTGCAGAAAACCTGATTGTTCCGTATGAGGCAAATGATTTAGAAACGTGTCCGAACATCACGAACATCGTTCGAATGTCTCTCAATGATTTGCGCAAGAAACAGGTTTCCGGGTTTTACCGGGATATTCCGGTACTTCCGGCACAGGAAGACAGCAATAGTGTTTCAGAAGAACTTAACCACATTTCTGGCGTAGAGCCGTCTAATGTGGATTATGACTGCACGTTGCTTGAGTGCCATGTGGATCTGGACCTTCCGGGCTATGAAGAGATGGATGAGGAAGGCGAGCCCACCGGAATTAAGATTCCTTATGTGGTTACTCTCAGCGAAGATAACGGGCAGATACTGTCTATTCGCCGTAACTTTCAGGAAGATGACGAGCTAAAACAGAAGATTCAATACTTTATTCATTATAAGTTCCTGCCCGGATTTGGGTTTTATGGCTTGGGGCTTATTCATACTATTGGTGGTTTGTCGCGGACCGCGACGGCTGCTCTACGGCAGTTGATAGACGCCGGGACTCTTAATAATCTTCCGGCAGGCTTCAAAGCTCGCGGACTGCGGATCAGGGACGATGATGATCCGTTACAGCCGGGTGAATTCAGAGACGTGGACGCTCCGGGCGGTGCAATTCGAGACAGCTTGATGCCGTTGCCGTTCAAGGGGCCTGATCCCACGTTATTCCAGTTACTTGGTTTTGTAGTGGACGCGGCACAGCGATTTGCCACGATTACTGATCTGAAGGTCGGTGACGGTAATCAGCAGGCGGCGGTCGGAACGACTATCGCTATGTTGGAACAGGGCACGCGGGTGATGAGTGCAATTCACAAGCGGTTGCATTATGCAATGCGCATTGAGTTCAAGCTGCTTGCCAAGATCATGGCGGACTATTTACCTGACGACTATCCTTATAGCGTAGCCGGGGCCGATCAGTCTGTGAGAAGTCAAGACTTTGATGATCGCGTGGATGTTGTTCCGGTGTCTAATCCTAATGTCTTTTCTCAGGCGCAGCGTATTACTCTGGCTCAGACTGAGTTGCAGTTAGCTATGCAGGCCCCTGAGATACATAACATTCCGGAAGTTTACCGGCGCATGTATGAGGCGCTTGGTGTGCGGGACGTGGATAAGATATTGGCTACGCAGTCTATAGATGACGCGGAGCCTCGCGATCCCGCGCAAGAAAACATTGATTCTATGGAAGGCGTGCCGTTAGAGGCTTTTCCGGGTCAAGAGCATCAGGCACACATTACAGCACATCTGGTTTTTGGTTCTTCTCCGATGATTGCTCAGATGCCCAAGGTGGCAATGGATTTGCAGAAACACATCATGGAGCATGTTCGCGTGCAGGCGCAAGAGCAGGCTGAAGCGGCCATGCAGCAACAGGCCATGCAGCAGCCTCCTTTGAACGGTGCGGAAATGAATGGTATTCCACAAATGGCTCCGGAGGGTATGATGCCACCGGAGGGTATGATGCCCGCTATGCAGGAGGGAGGAGAAGTGCCCCCAAATAGTCTTGAGTTTGAAGCGATCAAAGCGCAGCTTATTGCACAGGGGATGCAGCAAGTGAAGCAGCTTAGTCAGCAGTTATCCGGCGCTGGTCAGGAACCACCTGATCCGTTGATCGGCTTGAAGCAGCAGGAGCTTGCTATTAAGGATCAGCAGGTTAAGGGTAATCTGGCGCAGGATCAGCAGGAGCTCGAGTTTGATCGTGAGCGGCTTGGGCAGAAGTCCACAGAATTCCAGCAGCGTATTGCTAGTCAGGAACGACAAACTGCAGCTAGAATCCAAGCGGCGGAAGATCGTGAACGGTTGAAGCAGAGGAAAAATTAATGGCTAAGAAAAAAGGTCTTTGGGATAACATTCATGCTAAACGTAAGCGTATAGCTGCGGGAAGTGGAGAACGTATGCGTAAGCCGGGGGATGCTGGAGCACCTACGGCAAAACAGCTAAAAGAGGCAAAAGGCATGGCTTATGGTGGGGCTATTGGTCAATGCTCTCGTGTTAATTTAGGAGCGGGCGCTCCGAGAAGGAGGTAGTTATGAGTAAAGTACATATTATTAGTGGTCCTGGAGAGGACGCACCTAAGCCTGTAGGTAAGGCCGTTATTGAAGGTCAGGGCTCAATTCCTTACAGCAGTCCTAAAGAATCACCGGGACCTAATACTGCAAAGGGGATTATGGTTACGGGCAAGAAGAAAGGTATGCGTGGTGCGCTTCGCGGAGGCAGTTACAAGAGCTGCTAAATTGTGCGTAAGTGCAGGTGTCTTTGCTGTACTTTGTCTGATAAAGAGGCAAAAGCCGCGTTGCGCTGGTTTTTTGCGTTAAGTTTTATGATGATGGTGTATGAATCTTAGTCTTCTTTTAGGAATTCTTTTGCTGGCTACTGCCGGAGGCTCGTACTTTTACATCAATATGCAAAAGGCGCAGATAGGGCAGCTTCAAGTAGAGCTT